CGGCCTCTTCAATTATATTTTTGTCAAAAAGAAAAGAGAAAGACGGTACAGAAATTATTGGTAATATCATTCATTGTAAGAATGCTAAATCAAGATTGACTGTAGAAAACAGAATGGTAGATGTCAGACTTACATATGATAAAGGTCTTGATAGATACTATGGTTTGTTAGACCTTGCTCTTGCCTTTGACGTATTCAAGAAACAAGGAACGAGAGTTCTTTTACCAACAGGTAAAACAGAATACGGTAAGACAATCAATAATAATCCTGAAAAGTATTTTACCGAAGACGTAATGGAAAAATTGGAAGTAGTAGTTAATGAGTATTTTAAGTATGGAAAATCAAGCGAGACTGGAACAGACGATTCTCAAGAATCTAGTTCTTAACGAGACATTTAGTAGAAAAGTTCTTCCTTACATTAAAGGCGAATACTTTACTGAAGCAGATGAAAGAACTGTATTTTCAGAAATACAGGAATACTTTTTAAAGTTCAACCAACCCCCTACAACCGAAGCACTTCTCATAAATCTAGATAGTAATGAAGAGTTATCTGATAACATTCTAGGTTCAGCAAAAACGGTTGTAGCGGGGTTTGGTTCTTTTTCGGAAGACACACCTGTAGACTGGTTGACAGAAGAAACTGAAAAGTGGTGCCAAGACAGAGCAATCTATCTTGCACTTATGGACAGTATTGAAGTCGTAGACAAGAAGTCTCAAAGGTCTACTGGTGAGATTCCTGAACTATTGAAAGACGCCTTATCAGTTACATTTGACGCAAACGTAGGTCATAATGTATTGGAAGACGCAGACAAAAGATTTGAGTTCTATACAACAGAAGAAGAGAAGATACCTTTTGATTTAGAATACTTCAACAAAGTTACCAAGGGTGGATTACCAAACAAAACTTTGAACATTTGTCTCGCAGGAACAGGTGTCGGTAAATCATTATTCATGTGTCATTGTGCTTCTGCTCATTTACTTATGGGTAAGAATGTATTGTATATCACCATGGAAATGTCAGAGGAGAGAATCGCAGAAAGAATTGATTCAAACATTATGAATGTGCCAATCAAAGAACTGCCTGATATGTCCAAGTCAATGTATGGTAAGAAGATTGAGAAACTAAAAGACAAAACAAAAGGTAGAGTATTCATTAAAGAATATCCTACAGCAGCTGCTCATGTTGGACACTTTAGACATTTACTACAAGAATTAGAACTTAAGAAAGATTTTAAACCCGATATAATCTATATCGATTATCTAAACATATGTGGGTCATTACGTATCAGGCCAGGCGCTGGTGCAAACTCTTACACATTGGTCAAGAGTATTGCTGAAGAAATGCGTGGTCTTGCGGTTGAATATGACGTACCTATTGTTAGTGCAACACAAACAACTAGAAGTGGATTTGGTTCTACTGATATTGGTTTGGAAGATACTTCTGAATCCTTTGGACTGCCTGCAACTGCAGACTTTATGTTCGCACTGATTACGTCCGAAGAACTAGAAGAGTTAGACCAAATGGTGGTCAAACAATTGAAAAACAGATACAACGACCCTACAGTATTCAAAAGATTTGTAGTGGGTGTTGACAGAAGTCGTATGAAATTCTATGACTGTGAACAAGAAGCACAGGAAGAACTCGTTGATAGTGCAATTGCACAGGAAGACGACACGCCTGTAATGGACAGAAATGAGAAATTCAAAGACTTTAAGATATAAAAATACCTAAATAGTAACATAGTATGGTATTATTATGGCAAAGAATTTGAAATCGCAAGAGGTTATTGATTTAATACAACAAAAAGTTACTTTAAAAAAACAACTGAGACTTGCAAGAAAAGATAAGAACAATACAGAGGTGCAACGCCTCTGTGGTGCCATATCTTCAATTGAAGAACACCTAAGTTCGACACCACTTCAAAAATCATAAATAGTAGACAGACACTTCAAAAGGTGATATTCTACTATTATGGCAGTTAAAAATTTACATTTAGAACATTTAGAAGACGAGATTATCAATAATGGTATTGATGGTGGACGTTCTGCTATCTACTTCCTTATGGAACTACGAAAAATGCTCAAGGGTAATAGTAGTTCACGTGTAAACATGACAGTTAAATGGGACGGTGCACCTGCTATATGGGCAGGGCCTCACCCTGAATCAGGTGAGTTCTTTGTTGCGAAGAAATCTTTATTTACCCAAAAACAATTACATTATAAATCAGAACAAGAAATCAAAGACGCACCTGAACTTACAGGTGACCTAGAAGAAAAATTCCTTACCTCATTTAGATACCTATCAAAGATAGGCATGAAAGAAATCCTACAAGGTGATTTAATGTATACTAATGATAAAGGTTCTACTAAATTTGATGACGGTAAGTACATTACATTCCAACCCAATACAATTCTATACGCAGTCAAAGAAGATTCAGACTTAGGTAAAAGGATTAAGAAATCAAAAATGGGTATCGTATTTCATACCACATACAGTGGTTCTACCATAGAAGGATTAGGTGCTAAGTTTGGTGCAAATATAAGTGGTCTAAAACAAGGTGACGTTTGGATAGATGACGCAACATATAAAGACGTTAGTGGTACAGGTTCAATGACTGCTAAAGAAGCAATGCATTTATCCAAGATACTATCCGCAACAGGAAAAGCATTTCATGGAATTAAGAAAAATGATTTAACTAAGTTTCAAAAAGTTATGGCAACTATGGAATCAAAAGGTGCTTCGGGTGCAACATATAAAACATATGCTAACTCACTTATACGTGCAGGTGGTAAATTCAAACCAAACTCTCAAGACTACATAAACTATGTGGGTAAATATTGGGAAGAAAAAATAGTCGCAAAAGTAAAACAAGAAAAGACTAAGAATATCAAGAGAGAGATTGGACAAGATTTAATTAAAGAATTAAATGGATTGAGAAAAATGATTGATAACTTGACTGCTTTTCAATCATACTTAGTAGAAGGTAAAATGTTAATTATTAACGCACTTAACAGAGTCAAGGGCATAGGAACATTTAAGAAAACAGACAAGGGATTTGAAGTAGTAAATCCCGAAGGGTACGTAGCAATCGATAAAGAAGGTGGTGCTGTTAAACTGGTAGACCGTATGGAATTTGCCTATAATAACTTCACTGCACAGAAGAATTGGGATAAATAGAAGTATGTATGACGATTTAATAATAGAAGACGCAGAATACCAAGGTAAGAAGGTCAAACTAAATGACCCTATCAGAAATCCTACTGGTAGCAAAAAGAAGTTCAAAGTCTATGTTAAGAACGATAAAGGTAATGTCGTTAAGGTTGAGTTTGGTGACCCTAATATGGAAATCAAACGTGACGACCCTAAAAGACTGAAAGCATATCGTGCTAGAATGAATTGTGATACAGACCCTGGCCCAAAATGGAAAGCAAACTATTGGTCATGCTGGCAGTGGAGAGCAAACGCACCAGTAGATGACGATGTCAAATATGATTTTGAGTATTTCTTAGGTGAAGTAATGTCTATGCAAACTAGACTCAAAATGAAACAAGCATTCAGAAAGAACAAAGCAAAGATACTAAGAGCAAGAAAGAAAGCTGCCACGAGACCTCAACTACAGAACGGTCAGATAGAAAAGAAAGCAGAATTGCAGGCACGTAGAGCAATTGAAAAGAAAATTCTTAAAGGTAAATCCAAAAAAGATTTATCAGTTGGTGCAAAGGCAGCCCTTGAAAAACAAATGGCGAAGAAACAAAAAGCAATTAAGAAGATTGCTATGAAGATACGTAAAGACGTAATCGCAAAAGAAAAGGCAAAAATCAAGAAGAGACTTCAAGGAGTAAATGAAGAGTTCGCACTACCAAAGTATCCAGCACAAACTGATATCAAATTCAAAGAGGACGATTGGGTAATCGGTGACCCTGAAAAAGCATATGAGTATGACACCTCTAAGACTGGTGACCAAAACATGGAAATCATGAATGACTTAGTAGATAAAGAAAGGGAGAAAATGAAGTGAAAACATTTAAGTCATTTAACGAAGCAAAAGAGAAAGGTGCTACATTTACATTTGGTAGATTCAATCCACCCACCACTGGTCACGCAAAACTAGTTAAGAAGTTGGAACAATCTTCTAAAGGTGGTTATGTTCCTTTAATTTATACTTCACATTCAAGTGACCCTAAAAAGAATCCACTTAGTTATAAACAAAAGATTACTTATCTCAAAAAGTTTTTTCCAAAGATTGGTGTCATTAGCACACCTGCAAGAACTATCTTTGAAATTGTAGTAGACCTACACAACAAAGGATATACGAATGTGCGTATGGTTGTAGGTTCAGACAGAGTTAAAGAGTTTGATATGCTTATCAAAAAGTATAACGGACAGAAAGGAAGACACGGTTTCTATAAATTTAATTCAATCGATATTATATCTGCTGGTGAACGTGACCCTGACGCAGATGACGTATCAGGAATGAGTGCAAGTAAAATGAGAGCACTTGCAAGTGACGGAGACTTTGAATCATTCCAAGACGGTGTTCCAAGTAAAAATAAAAGAATGGCACAGTCTTTATACAAAGACGTTAGAGTTGGTATGGGTATCAAAGAAGAACACATACCTTGGTATATCAGAGAAGATTTGATTATGGAAGGTGTTTATGACCAAGGAATATTCAAAGCAGTATTCCTCATGGGTGGGCCAGGCAGTGGTAAATCTACAGTTGTAGATAGATTATCTTTAAAACCATTAGGTCTTAAACTTGTAAACACGGATAAAGCATTTGAAGTAGGATTAAAGAAAGCAGGTTTAGGACTAGACTTAAGAGGTGCAGACTTTTCTAAGGTTGACCCTGTACGTGCGAAAGCAAAGAAAATTACAGGTATGAATCTAGACAACTACATTGAAGGAAGACTAGGACTTATATTTGATACCACAGCTGCTAAGTCACAAAAGATTTCAAACTACAAGAAAATGTTAGACAAACTAGGATACGAATATAAAATGATATTTGTAAACACCTCTTTAGATAACGCACAAAAAAGAAACGATATGAGAGCAAGAAAACTACCACCTGAAATAGTAAAAGGTGATTGGGAAGCCTCACAAAAGAATGCAAATAAATTTAGAGCAATGTTCAAGAAAGATTTTGTAGAGATTACAAATGACGATGACGTTAAATCATTAGAAAAGAAAGCAGACTCGTTATACAGTAAACTACTTACATGGACAAGTAAGTTCCCTAGTAACAAAATGGCAATGGCATGGAGAGAACAAGAACTTCTTAAGAAGAAGACTAAATAAACATATGAGAGTATCAAAAACCTACAAACAATCCGAATGGTTAGTAGAGGGGCCAGAAGAAATGGCGTCTCTTAAAGCTGACCAAGCACGTGAAGTTGAAGATTTAAAACGAAGACACGAAGACGAAGTTGAAAATCTTAAGTTGAAACACGAAAGAGAAACGGAAAGACAGTCTAAGAAAGACGAAGCAGAAGCTGAAAGAGAATCACAACAAGAAGATACTCTACCTGATATCGAAGACTCAAAATATCTACAAGACGCTGTTGACGAAGGTAAGTTAGTTGCAGGTACATTACAAGTTCTTGACGTTATAACTAAAAAACTCAAGAAAGAAATGGAAAACAGATATAAAAAAGACCCAAAAGACGGTATGGCATTTATCAACCAAATTGCAAAACTAGTAGGAATGACTGCGTCTGATAAGAAACAAGTTAAAAATAGAATGTTTCTAAAAATGAACGATGATTCCGTAATGAAACGTTTCAATGTATCTGAAAAAGATATGACTGCAATCTCTTCATGGAAAAAAAAGTTAAAGCAAGTAAAAGGTCTTACTAAACAACAGTTACAAATATTATCAACAATGCCTACACCAGTTATTACTTCTCTTATCAATCAAGTTGGTATGATAGTAGCAGGTGATATACAAGAAGACAAAGAAGAACAAGATAGAGATATCAAAGATAGAGAAGGAACTCAACCTAAGAAATACTACAAAGGTCTAGACAAGAAGACCAAAGAAAAAAGAGACGCACACTTCAAACAGGGTAAAACAGGCCCTGCGCCAGGCGATGAAGACGAAGACGGTAAACCTGTAAAGACTAAGAAGTCAGTTCATACTAAAAAGTTTGCAAAAATGTTTGGTGAGAAACTAGGTAAGAATGCAGACGCAGGTGATTACATAAAAGATTTTAGAAAGTCAGACGCACCACAATTTAAAGGTAAGTCTGATAAGAAAATACAAAAAATGGCTATAGCAGCTTACCTCGATAAAAAGGATAAATAATACCATGGCAGGAAATAAAACAGATAACGGAGTTCACGAAGTTGGGACAGACGACATACGTCTATCGTATCAAAATGATACGCCTGGCCAAGACGTGGAAAATTACATAAAAGAACAAGAGAAAGCATTCCACGAAGAAAAGAATAGAACTAAGAAACATTTCTCACAGGTATTTGGTAATCCTTTACAGGGTTATCCTCACAACGAAGAGTTTGAAGTCAAAGAAATCAAAGAAAATCAAGAAATATTTGAGAACGAAGCAGGTCTCAAAAAGAAAGCAGAAAAGTCAGGAATATCACTTAGTATTCTAAAACAAGTTTACAATAGAGGACTTGCCGCTTATAAAACTGGTCACAGGCCAGGCGCTACTGCCCCACAATGGGCAATGGCAAGAGTCAACAGTTTTATTACCAAGGGTGAAGGTACTTGGGGTAAAGCAGACTCAGATTTAGCAGACAAAGTCAGAGGTTCAAAGAAATAACATAATGGAGTAAGTGGTCATGGTCAATGAGGACTGGTTAGATAAACACGGAACTCATGAACAATATGTCATTAGGACATACGATTCAACAACAGATTGGTTAGAAACTACTAAAAAAGACATGATTTATGTCTTATCAGGATATGGTTGGCAAATCCTGTATGGACGTGACGCAGAGTATGGGACAGGTAATAAACTGGTGCCAGGCACCAAGTTTATGTTACCTGATAAGGTGAAATATAAAATTTTAAATAAGGAGAATATAGATTCAAAGTTGGTTCTCAAAGTTGAGTTTATATAAATAAAGGTAGTATGAGTAATATACAAGATTGGAAATCAGAACTCGCTAAAGTTCGTGCTTTCGTAAAGCAGGACGCAGAACCTGTTGTGGAAAAAACACAGGACGATATCATTGCGGAAGAAATTGACGCACTATTGGACGGTTTCGAGGAACCAATTGTCGAAGATACTCAAGAATCCGATGTAAACACAGACAAACTTATTGAAAAAAATATGTTAGGTCGCCTTGCAAAATCATTGGACTTAAACGAAGAAAAAAAATCAATGCTTTTTAATTATTTTGAAAAGGGAGAGTTAATCCAATGAGCATAAACAAATTATCAAATGACTTAGTTGAAGCAACTAAGAAAGTCTTAACCAAAGAAGAAGAATACAAAGACTTCTTTCAAAAAGTAATGAAGAAATTCGGTGTCAAATCGCCAGGCGAATTGTCAGGTGACAAAGAAAAAGAATTCTACAATTACATTGACAAGAATTGGAAAGGTAAGAAAGAAGATATCGACAAAATGCAGGAGTGGATTTCTGCTGGTGGTGAAAGACGTAGAGTCAAAGAAGGCGACGCTAGAAAAACTAAAGTCGAAGACGTAATCAGAGGTATGTGGGAAGAGTCTGCTGGAGAGTAATATGCATTTTCAAGGTAACGTATTTCAAAGTTTAAAAGAAAAAAAAGTTTTAGACAAAGACGGTAAAGTCGATGCACTAGGGCCTTATGGTAAGTCAAAACTTACTGGTATGGAAGTAAACGCATACTTCAAAAAGAATAAAGTAAAAGACCCTAAAGTCAAGAAAGCAGTAGAAGTTGCATTAGACCTATCAGGTGCACAATCAGTTGCAACAAAAGAAATTGCAAAGTTTTACGGAAGTAAAATCCTTAAGTCTAAAGAAGTTCAAAAAGCACTTAAATTTGCAAACGAATCATTCGTTGATTTTGAAGTTAGTGAACTTTCGGAAGAACTTTTAAACGAAAAAAATTTAATGCCTGCAATCCAAAAGATTGTTTCAGATAAACAAGCACAGAAAGTTGGTGGAGTCATGTTAGACATGTTCACTGCGTCTATGATTTCAAAAGTTTACGACAAAGTAAATGACTCCAACAAAGCTAAAATGGAAAAGGCAAACATTAATGTTTTAGTTAAACTTGCACATAAAGTTATGGGCATGAAAGAAGAAGTTATCTCAGAGAAACAATTACACCACTCTGGCCAAATCAGTAAAATCTTTAAGACTAAAGATATGAAAGAGATTGACGGTATTGCAAATCTTATGAACATGACCAGTCTTAAAGTTCTACAGTCAATGCAGAAACAAAATCCAAAAGGTTTCAAAAGAATGGCTGCTAAAATGGGTGAACTACCTGCTATGGAACAAGTAGAAGAAGCAGTGCTTAGACATGATTTTAATAGTCGACCTAATCCTGAAATGATGAAGAAGGCCGCAATGGATAAAGTTAAACAACTTAATCTAAAAGTTGTAAAACCAAAAGACCCTAAAAAGGGAAAAGATGAATTAATGTTTCAAGGTAGTATGACTAACTTGAAAAAACTACAAAAACTGTTTATGGGAGAAAGTCTTGAAGAAGGTGCAGTATCAGCCGCTCAAAGAGCTGCTATCGCAATCTCCAAGAAAGAGAAAGCAGGAAAGCCTGGATATGATAAAGAAGGTAAGTCTCTCAAGAACAAGAAAGAAGAAACTATAAAAGAAGGGACATGGAAAATTCCTCAGTCTGCAAATGAACTTGCAATGTTAGCTGATATGTTATCAAAACCATTCCCCGCTACAAAACCTGCTGACGTTGATAAATTCATGAATAGAATTCCAGTGGGTGACGATATGTTGTATGATGACTTAGACGCAATTTCATATGAAAAGACTGGGAAAATGGATAGAGACGGTTACCCTGAATTAAAAAGACCACTGGTCAAAATGAAAAAGTTCCCTAAAGTTTTTGTAAATGTAATTGCTGGTGAAGCATTACAAAAAGAAAAATGGATTAGAGGTAAAACCTCAGGCAATAAATTTATCATGACACACCACTCATTTGGCCCTCTTGGTCGAGTTGGTGGTGAAAGAGAAGAATCAGTAGACGAAAAAGTCATGAGAAAAAAAGGTAATATCAAACGTGCTAAAATGATGAAACTGGACATGAGTTTTGACAAAAAACAAAGTGTTATGGACGCATATAGGCAAATGTGGGAAGACGCAAAGTAATGTCAGAAAAAAACG